GTCACTTGTGCCAATGGGATGCAAGTACCTGCCGCAGATCCGGAGGATGGAATTATCCCGAAGGATTTTGTGCACAGTTACGTACCCAGATGCAACCCGGCTGGTGGGAAGCCTCAAGCCCCAGAAGTTGCATCAGAAACACCAGCAGGGCTGGTGAAGATGCATTACCGGGGGCAAAGGCTCAGGACTGAAGAACGGAAAGTTTTTGGGCTGCGCTCGGATGTGGACACATCCAACATCCGCTCACAATACATCTTGGCCAAGCCATCAACTGAAATGCTCGTCTCAGAGCTTCAGAAGTTTGGCGAGCCAGTGGATTGTGTTATTGATGCACGCCTGTTCAAGATCGCAGGCATGGCGGCGATGCTTTTGGAAGGGGATGCTGTCTTCCCCTATATTCAGCCTACATTGGCAGATTTCCAAGCCGCAGCCATGGAAATGGATTCTGAAAGAATTTCCGCAGGACAGTCCTTACCGGGTGGCTCGCACCACCAGTATTTCCTCGAACAGGGAGGCGGTGACTCTGAGCTCGGTGCCCACGCCGTTGCGCTGCGAGTTTACACCGCCTACAAGCACCTCGCAGAAGGTACAGAACCGGACGAATGCTCCAGCGACTTGCTGCAGATCATGCAGTATTGGAGTGTGCAGGGAAAGAAAGACGGGTACAAACCCAAGAAATTCGATGTTGGGAGATCCATACAAGCACCCACAGTCGAGCTAAAACTCATGTGGAAAGTGTGCTTTGCGGAGAATGACCAACACTGGATTGGGCGCGATGACATGATCCGCGCAGGGTTCAACTTTGATCTGCCTGTCCCGGCCAGCCGAACGCTGCTTTACCGGAACACCCTGGCTTCGCTGGGGTTGGACGAATCCGGTTTTGACAGGCGGATGTTGCCGGAGTTTCTCCATTTCTTCTTTATGCGGTATCTCCCCTGGATTGCCCCAGGGGTGCCTGCAGGCCTGTGCCAGCACTTGTTGCTTTGCACTCAAGATTCATTTCTGGTCATGACGGATGGAGACGTCTATCAGAAAAAGAGGGGGAACCCCTCAGGTTTTCCGAACACCATTCGCCTCAACTGCGTTGTTCAGCTGGTTGCTTGGTGTTATGCAGCCGCCATTCGCATGGAGCAAATGGGCGAGAATGCCAATGCCGAAGACATTGTCACGTTATTTCAGGACCACATCTTCTTGGAGATCTGTGGTGATGATTCGCGTGCCAATGTTCTCACGGATCTTGGCATGGATTTCCTGAGTGCGTCAGAGAACTTCCAGCCATGGCTCAAAATTTGGGCTGACCGCTTACCATGGCAAGTGAAGATTGAGGGGAGCGTTGTTTTTCCGGTGCACAAAGACGGCACTTTTGTGCAGTCTTTCAAGCAGCGTATGAATCAGATGCCACCTCTCATCTCCAGGAATTTGGTTGTTGTCGACGGCATTTTGTGGACTCCCCTGTTCAATCTTGGAAGGGCCTTGAGACGGTTGCAGCATCAAGAAAATCGCAGCCTGGAGGAAGAGGCAGAGATCATTGGATCAGCCTATGCGACCATGGCTTTGCAGATTTTCTGGCATGATCGCGGAGTTATCACCAGCCCGGCACTTCAGTTTCTGAAAAGTTTTGGAACTACGCCAGCTCAAGAGAAACTGGTGCGGGAGGTGGTTGGGCGAGCGTATCGCCACGCTGCCCTCTATTGCGACCGTGTTGATGATGATTTGGCTGCTGGCCCCTATGGTGGCAAGCAGTTTACAACCATCTGGTAAAGCAACCGGGAGAATGTCTGCGCGGACGTTAAACGCGTGTTGTCAGTGCGGACGTTAAGCGCACGCGGGCGTTGTGGGCGTCCTTCTCTTATGGGTGGGTGGTGGGCAAGAGAAAAGTGATAGCATTTTACATCTCACATGCAGCAACGGACAACAGTTCTGCCGGTTACACACCCGGTGCGTGCTCTTACAGGCTTAGCTAAAAGCATAGCTCTGCCCCATGAGCATGAACCTATGCGTTTCCCCTCATTTCCTGCCTTGGAAAGGACAGCAGTGATGGGCTTCTCAGTCCCAGCGACGTTGACTTTGCCTGCCAGCACAGCCGTGAAAATGGCCCTGTTCAGGCAGGCAAGTTATCCGCTATGGGCTGATCAAGCTTTCACTACCGAGACTTATCAGGCGAGTTGGAATACGGAGGCAACGGCAACTGCTACTTCTGTTGCCACAACCGTCTATGACATTAGTGCTCCTGTAGCCGCTTCAGTCACTGGCTTCTTCGCCGGCGCTCATGCCGCTAGTAGCCTGGCAGTCGGGGTCACAGGCGGAACTGTGCCAGCTACCACATCTGGCTACGTGCCTTTCGGTGTTGATCTCGGCACGGGCCCCAACCCTTTCATCTTTGTTCCATCCAACTGGATCCTCAATGCGGTGGTAAATGCTACTACCGGTACTGTCACCAGTTCATTGGCCTTTGTGGTGAATTATGAGATGTGGGCTAGCCCCGGCGAAATTGGCACAGCAAGTTTTGCTAGATTCAACGTGATTGGTGGCAACACGGGAGGTTGTTCTTCAACCGGTACACCCGCTACTTTCAGCAATGGCACGTGGGTTCGACCTCGGGCATTACACATTGAGGTCCCGGCGTCAAGCACTTACAATGTTACACAGTGGACTGTCACGTTTGTGGTGTCCGCAGGAACGCAAGCCTACACGCCATCAGCTGCCACCTATGGCAGCATTGCTGTCACTAGCGCTGCTCGTACCTCCTTGTATCCCGTGTCGTACCCTGTTGAGTTTTCAAACTCAACGCTTCCTTGGTATTCCACCAGAGTCACAGCTTCAGCATTTCTTGGCACCAATGTCACACAAATCCAAAAGAAAGGAGGTACCATTCTCGCAGGTAGGGTTGCCCCCACAGTGCAAAATCCGTGGGCAGTCAACCAGTCCTACGTGAACGGGTTGCACCCAGCAGAGAAGGCCTTCCTGCCACTCGAGACTGGTGTTTACTCTTATTGCCCTCCTTCAACTGATTTGGCTTCCTTTTGGGACTACACACTGCCTACTTCAGTTGGCAGTAACTCTGGCATTTCATGCCCTGTCATGCGCTTGGACAATGACTCATTGGTCAACATTCTGTACATCACAGCCACCTCTGATCCTGAACAACTTGCCGTCACACTTGACTGGCATATTGAGTTCAGAACATCTAGTGCGTTGTTTCCCATTGGGTTGTCAGCCATGACCTTGGAGTCGCTGCACACTGCTCAACTGGCCCTTGCTAGCGTCGGATTCTTCTTTGAGAACCCTTCGCACAAGAGCCTCCTTGAGCGTGTGGTCGGAGCCGCCAAAGCCTTCGCCCCGCAAGCTGCGGGCTTGTTAGCCGGGCCCACGGCAGCCAAGCTTGTAAAGGGTGCAATCATGTTGGCCAACAGGCCTTCCTCAAACATGAAAACAACCACAGCGCAAGCTTCTGGCTGGAACGGGCCTAAACCGTCAAACAAACCCAAGCGCAAGAAGGGCAATAAGAAAAAGGCGGCCCCGATTGGGCCCAGGAGGAAGAATGGACGTTTCTAACAGTGAGTAAACACTGCATAAAACCGCATAAGCATGTGTCATTGCCCTGGCCGAAAGGTCCGCGGGGAGGTTATCCCGCACTACGCAGCAGTTTGTAACGAACACCCGGC